CAGTGGTTGTACAACAAGTTCGATAAGGTATCTGGTGTGTCGTTTCTACCCTTTGCAGAGCACACGTACCAACAAGCGCCATACGAACCTATCGACAAGGCTACGTACAACAAGCTGGCAAAAGAAATCCCAACCGAGGTTGATTGGGATATACAAGAGGAGTCAGACATGACTGAAGGTGCTCAGACCTTGGCTTGCGTAGGAGGAGCTTGCGAAATCTAGAGTTACAAAAGGGGGCCGCAAGGCCCCTTATTCGTCTATAGATCCTTCAGATGCGTTTATAGCTTTATAAGCGGAAAGACCTAAAGTTTCATTAAGCGTGTCTACGTAAAACGTACCAACACTTCTTAGGTAATCTCCAGTTCCTTTTAAAGAGTCTTTCACAAAGTTTTCAAGACCTTCTTTAGGCGGGTTAGCAAGCTTAGCAACCACATCTGGATCTACTAGGACTTCAGCAGATTTATTGTAAAACTTTTCTTGACCTTTAGACGTTATTGATTTCATGGTTAAGTTTATAGCCTTTCGCTCAGCGGAAAGAACTTGGTTCCTTAAAGTCCCCGATAACTCAGCGATCCCAAAACCAGTCTTCTGTTGTAATGTATCAACAACAGGAGTGGCCCCTAAAGAATCAACCAAGAGAGATGACACCTTATCCATCAAGTCTTTTAATTCTGCTAGTTTATTTACGTTTCTTACGTAGTTCTTGTCAAAAACATCGTTAACAGCTTCTGCATTACGGTTGATATAGTCAACCATAGTGCCTTTTGATAACGCTGCCTGACTTAAAAACTCTTGTCGAAGCCCTGTTAAAACTATATTTTTTTCTTGGTCGTTTAGTTTGTTTACTTCTGATAAATAGTATTTACGCTTAGCTGGACTAGATACCATCTCAGAAACTACTGCTGGAAGGGTTTTTTGAGACACTGCTTTAAATAAACCGTTAGCAAGTTCCCTAGATTTTTCTTTGTAAGCATCGTTGTGCCTAGCTTGAGTTCCTGTAATTGTTTTTAACCTCCCAGAAATATCCGAAAACTCAGAATCTAGCCCTGCATAACTAATTAGCCTGTCGTTCCTGCGTATAAACTGATCTAGTTTTTTCTGGTTAATTTGACCACCAGCGTCTACTACTCCAGCCTTCTCAGCCTTTAGTCTAACAGCGTGACGAACAACAGCCATGCCGTTAGGCCCAACAAAGTTTACGTAGTCCTTGGCCTTTTCATAATCCATTAGTGTTTGTGCAGCTTCTCTGTCAAATTTTCTAGAACTGAACTGACGCATACCTTCGGCGCTTAGAGGCAAACCTAGTTCTTTGTAGTAAAAAGCATCGGCTTTCTTTAGTTGGTTGACAAAATCAGGGGACAAGCTACCTTGGTCTTCTATGTTTTGTCGCACGATGTCTTTAAGACTATATAATCTATTTAACCTTTGGCTTTGCTCAGAGTTACGGTCTCTGATCCTAGACAAACCACTAATTTCACTGTTAACTGCTTTCTTTAAAGATATTAAATCTAGTCCAGTAACTTCTGGTAGTTCTATGCTAATGTTTCCTTGCTCGTCTTTGATTTCTTTAGGAGACCATCTTTTTTCTAACAAAGTAGCTGTCCTGCTTCCGGGGCCGAATACGTCATCTAGCCTGACGTTTTTAAACTGGGAGTAAACACTAGCCACGCTCTCCTCAGGCAACGAAAGCTGCTTACCTATGTTTTCTGCTACTTTATATAAATCTGAAGCCTCTTTACGAATAATAGCTTCTTTTCTGTCTAACAGTTTATTAGCGACGTTTCCTACCTGAACCTCGTCCTTTTTACCTGTAAGCCTGACAGCAAGGTTATCAAGGGCTTTTTCTATATTTAAGTTTTGACGGTCAACCCTGTCTCTCGCTTGAGTCTCCAATCTATTAAATTGACGCTCCATAACGTTTTCGATTAGTGTTCTAGTAACCTCTTCATCAGCCCCTAAAACCTCATCAAACTTACTAGCCAGTTTCCCAGCGTCTTTCTTTATAGTATCAAATAGCTGTTTTTGGAATATCTTGTTGTTCTGTGTTGTCTTTCTAATCCAGTTCCTAGCTACAGGGTTTTCTGATAAAGTGGCGACAATCCCAGAAATGCCTAGCTCTGGTATTTCTTCCTTTAGGCTTACCAAAGATTCAACAGCTTGGGCGACTTCTTCTGGCCTAGTAGATTGATTGATCCTTGCTATTTCAGCTTTAACCATACTATTAGCCATTGCTTCGCTGGCTACGTTAAAGGTTTCACCGCCACCTGTTACTTTACCCTTTAAGTCTTTCAACACTTTAGCTGCGGTGTTTACAGCAGGAGCACTCACTCCACCTAAGGAAACACCCAACGAAGCACCGCCGAATACGCCTGCTATTTCTTGACCCATAGGGCCAATTCCTGAGTCTGCTGCGGCTTCTGTTGCCACTTCAGAACCTACTACACCACCTGTTGTAGATAAAACACTAGAGGGGGCTGCTTGTAAAGTTCTTTTTAGAAACTCTTTTGCCCCTGTTTCAGCAAGATTAGTAGCCACAGGGCCTACTAACTTACCTGTCGATTGTTGCATTAGCTGCTTAGCAACATTACCAGCGGCTCTACCGGGGCCTGCTGCAAGCGCAGTGGGGTCTGATAAGGCGGCTACAACCTCCTGTCTAGTGCTTAACTGAGCTTGCTCAGGAACTCCTGCCATACGTCTAGCCATTCTTTCGTTAACTAAAGCAGCGTTTTCAACCCCTTGTCCTTGTAAGGCGTTGTTTAGTTCCCTAGCCCTTTCTTCTTTACTGTATAAAAACACGTCGGGAACAAACTGAACCGCAAAACGAGATAACCCGAGTTTAGCTAGATCGGCGGTACTTATGTCATCTTCTTTATTGTCAGTAGCACCAGAAGATTCTGTCTTTTTAGCTGACGGTGCGTTAAGACGAGCAAAGGCCTCAATTTTGTAACTTTTCCAGTTTTCAGGATGTTCTACAGTAACTACCTGACCGTCCTCAAGTTCTACACGACTAACTTTCATGCGTAATCCTTTACTCGGTTATGATTCTAGCTGAATTGGTTCCTAAAACAAAATTACGAAGGCGCAATAACTCCTGAGCTTCTCTTTCACCTGCGTTCAAAATAGCCGTATCCAGAGTTTTTTGCATCCTGTTGATCGATAAGGCCTCTAAAGCGTCTATTATTTGTAGGTACTCTTTTCTAGTTTCCCTGCTAAGTTTACCAGTAAACGTCATATTGGTAAAGTCTTTAAACCTTTGTATCATATCGGCAGAACTTCTAAAACGCGCAAGCTCCGAAGCAGCCTTGAGGTCGTTTTCTGTGGTTGATGTTAAAGTTCTTTCCAACAAAGCCGAAAGACCAGCCACGTCTTCATCCCCAAGCTCATTCAGAGCCCTATACCTTCCCGTCGTTTCTAGGAGTTCTTCAGCTTGAGCGTACTCTGGCTTAAGATCCCTAATGTTAGCGGCTGTTTCAGATAGGCTTGCTGGAGTTAGCTCGTCAACTATTTGCCCAATAGAATTTGCTAAGGCGGGGTTACTTACTTCTGTTAAAGCAAACCTACGAGCTTCTTGCGCCCCTTCTAGCGTAGTTAAGTTTACGTTTTCCATCCCAGCTTCTTTCATTAGCTGAGCCAAAGATTTTTCCCCTTCTTCTTTTTCTGGTAAACTGCTAACACCTAAAGGTGTTTTACTTACAACGTTCCCCTGCCCATCAAAACCGTAACGAATATTTACTGTAGATCCTGTTTTAGTATCTACTTCTGGTTTTATTGCGTAAGTTACATCAGAAACCTCAGACTGCCTCATCCTATCCGCTAAGGAGTTGATGTACTCAGCAGGCTCTATACTTCCTGATGTTATCTGCCGTAAACCCGGAACATCTTTAGCTTCACGGGCCATCTGTATTGCCCTAGCTCTTTGAGCTTGTCTGGTGATACCTGCACCAGCGTCCTCAAGGGCAGTCATCTGAGCTTGCTTCTTTTCTTGCCTAGCTGTATTCGCCATACCCGCCAGTTTTACTGCTGTTTGAGGGTCTATAGGCGATATAGCTTGAGCAGCCTTTAAAAGCTGAGTAGGATCGTTACTAGCCAGTGCTTCGTTAACTAAAGCCATAACCCCTTGCTTAGCCTGCCTCTCAGCGTTAGCCGCAGGAGCACCGCCTATGGCCCCACCTAGCTGAAACAGTCCTTGACCGTAGCTAGGCTGTGTGAGCGCATTTAAAAACCCTTGTCCAAAACGTGCCATCTTTATGTGCCTCTCTTATCCGAATATACTGTCATAAAGGTCTTTTAGCACATCGCCAAAGCCGCCGTAAGCGTCCGTAGGAGTCGCTACCCCGCTTAACAAACCAGTACCCAGTTGACCCATGAGATTGGCTTGACCAAGGCCAGACCCAAGTAACGCCTCAAGTCCACCCATAGACGCTTCACCAAACAAACCAGCACCTGTTAATTGACCACGTTGTGCTAGCTGTGGAAACAAAGCAGTAGCCCCAATAGTATTCAATAGTTGGGCTTGAGGTAAATAACTCCCTGCCATAAACTGTTGACCTAACTCAGCCTGCTGTGCTTGCTGTTGTTGTGCCTGCTCCATAGCCATCAGTGCTGCTTGGTTCTGTGCTTCAGCTTGAGCCTTAGACAAAGCTAGCTGTTCTGGCGTACCACCGAACATATTGGTACGCACACCTAAACGTCCTTGGTTTGCCAGACGTTCTTCTAGAGCCATCTGCCTACGTTGCTCTTCTGGCGCTTGCGTTGCTCTAATCTGTCCGTAAACGGCTTGTTCACGATCAGCAGTAGGCATCATAGCCTGCCCATAGAAGCCCTGAGCGCCTCCTAAGAGAGACTGCTGCATGGCTTGCTCTTGCGGAGACAAAGACATAGAAGAAGTAAGCTGTCCGTCTGGCCCCTGAGCTACACCAAACTCAGCCCCTGTAGCAGAGGTAACACCAAAAGGCTGAAACCTAGTTTGCTCTAGCCCCTGTTGGGCTATCTGTTGTGCGCCTTGTTGTGCGGCTTCTCCGATAGAACCTAAACGATCATAAGCACTACCAACAGCAGCGGCCCCACCTATGCCAGCTAAAAGACCTCCAGCCCCGCTTAAAAACTGATCCCAATTCATAGTGTTTTCCCTAATAGAGCATATACGTTAATTTCTTGGATAGACAGAGAGCTACCTGATATGTCAGCCTCAACGCCTACGGTAATAACTGTTCCTGAGCCTGTAGTGTTTACTTGCCGTCTACTGGTGACACTTCCACCAGAAAACTTAGCGATACCAAACTCTGCATCAGATGTGTTAAACTCAAAGGTTTCATCTGATCCTAGAGTCACAGACCGACTACTGTACTCATCACTTAAGTCGTATCCCCAGTACATAGACAAAACTAAACTAGATCCACCAACAATGGTCGGTCTCATCTTCTTTAGTATCTTTGTCTTAGAGGAGTCACCAAAGGTTAAACCGGGACTGTAGTACCTAAAGCGATAAGATTCGTTGTTGTCAGTGTACCCTGTGTACTCGCCTATGCCTTCGCTAGTGCCGATCAAGAGTGTACCGTCACGCTTCTTATGAAAAGCCTTGAAGGTACTAGAGGGCCATCGAGTTACACGATAAGCACCGTTGTCTAACTTAGCTCGTAAGTCAAAGCAGTACACTAGTTCTTCACTAGGGAACGCTATTAAGTAAAAGTAGTTCTCTGGGCTAAACACGGCGTTAGTAGGCTCGCTACGCGCAGCAATGGTGTCTACAAGCTCAGTCTTAATGTTTCTGCTCAAGTCTGTTATAGGCATAGACTTTTCTTGGATAGTCCTGCCAAAGCTACGTAAGCCAGAAGGCGACATGAACAGTACGTCAGTGCCTATGTGTTGTATAGAGTTACGACAGACGGCCCCTATGCCAGCTA